TATTACAAATCTTAAGGCATATATTTTGAGTACATAATCAATTTCAAAATGGTTTTTTATAAGTTTCAATATATTTTCCAAATAAATTAAATTATGTACTCAAATATCTATATAGTATATTCTCAATATTCTCACAAATCCTTAAAGTAATCTATATAGGTATCATTATCAATATTATTACAAATCCTTAACGTATATATTTTGAGTACATAATCAATTTCAAAATGGTTTTTTATAAGTTTCAATTTATATTTCCAAATAAAAAGATTATGTACTCGTTTTTCCTTAACATCCAATAGAGATTATATTGAATGTGTAGTACATCCAATAGATATTATAACAATTATATGATATTATATAGAGAATGTATAGATGTTATTTTATAGTATTATTATCATCATTTAGAATTGTTTTTTAGTATTATAAGCCGTCATTTAGAATTGTTTTTAAGTGTTATAAGTCATCAATAAATATTTATTATATAGTCTTATAAGTACAATACAATGGAAATACAATATCCTAACCTTATCAATGGTAAAATAGCATCAATGATAACAAACAACAAGAGGTCTATTCAAAGTTTCATTAATAGACAAGATATAGTTGTAGAAAACTCGTTGAGAAGACGAAGAAATAATATTATAAAAAAGATTAATATAATGGGAATACACGAAATTGATGATTTTCCTCTTGATACTTGGAGTTTTGATATAGATAAATATAATGATATTGTAGATTTATATACATCATTGGAAAAGAAAAATAAGATATTGGAACTGGAGAATGTTAAATTGAATGAATTGATTAGTAATTTACTTATAGAACTTAATCAAATAAATAGAGATAAAAATAGTATATATTAGGACTATTTTGAGTACATAATTTATTTTTATAATTTTACAAAATATATATTATAGAAGTTATAACATCGTTATTTACAATCCTTTCAAAAATGGTATATATATTTTGAGTACATAATTTAATTTTTCTATAACTTTTAACAATTTCTATAATAATTTCAAAAAAAAAAGATTATGTACTCAAAATATCCTTTAAGCCCCTATATATATTGTGGTATTATTTAGAATGTATATAATATTTAAGCAATATTTAAAAAATTGATACATATATATAATGTAATAATTGAATATACTATGAATACTATAGAAGACTTTGCTTTACAACAACAAATTGAAAAGAATATGAAAGAAGATAATGAACTGGCTGAATATATTGGTATGTTGGGTAAGAAAATGAATTATGCCGATTACAAACGATACAGGGTATTGAAAACATCTTATTGGTATTACAAAAGAGACGCCCAAAAGCAATTAGATAAAATGAAGGTATAACGAAATATATATTATTATTTTTATATTAGGTAGATAAAAGGGGTGAAAAAAGGGGTGGATTTCATTGGAAATTATATTTTCATTTTTTATTTTTGTTATTCTCTACGCTAAAATAATAAAATCCCCCCTTTTTCCACCTATATTGATAACAAAATATATTGATATATAATATTTTTAATAGCAATATTTTAAAAAATGATATAAAGAATATAGGCGAATATATTATAATATAGGAATGGAAACTCCAAATCCAATATGTAATGTTTGCGGATGTTATTGGATACCAACTACAAATGATATAAAACCAAGTGGATTAGTTTCAAAGTCTTGTACGAGGTGTAAAGAATATCAACAAAAAATTAGAGATAAAAATAAATGCGAACATAATCGTAAAAAAACTGAATGTATAGAATGTGGTGGTGGTTCAATATGCGAACATAATCGTAGAAAATCAACTTGTAGAGAATGTGGTGGTGCTTCATTTTGCGAACATAATCGTCAAAAATCTCAATGTAAAGATTGTGGTGGTAGTTCATTATGCGAACACGGTCGTATAAAGTCTCTATGTAGAGAATGTGGAGGTGCTTCAATATGCGAACACGGTCGTAGAAAAACTGAATGTAAAGAATGTAATCTTCAACAATATCTTTTAAAAATACAACGATGTAGTATTCGTAGATTATTTGGAAAGTCCGCACTTGAAAAAGATAGAACTTCAATTGAATATTTAGGAATTACAAATCAAGCCTTTATAGACTTCTTTAAGAAAAAAATGGATTTATATAATACTAAAAATGATGATAAAATGAATTGGGAAAATATACAAATAGACCACATCAAGCCTGTTTCAATTTTTGATTTAGATGATGCGGATGAGTTCTTAAAATGTGCGAATTATACTAATTTACAACCATTGCTTTCAAAAGATAATATGGAAAAAAGTAATAAATGGAATAACGAATGTGAAATATATTGGAATGAAAATATAAAAGATAACGAAACCTATTTTGATATATATAATCCTTTTAAGATTTAAACAACTTATTTTTATAAAATTATTGATATTCTAACAAATTATTCAATAATCTCTGGCTATCATACGCAAATATATTTTATGCTAACAATAATGAAAACTATAGAATTATTAATACATCATTTTGTGATACAATATATATTATAATATAATATTAAAAAAAATGAGGTAGTTATTTAGATTTAGCCTTTTTTTTAAGAGACTTTGAAGATGATTTAACAAATCTTTTTCTATCATTACTCATCCCTAATGAAAATGTATTTTTTTTTTGCTTTGCGAAAACAACATTATCTTTAATGTTAAAATCAATATTGTTATACATAGTATCTGTAGGTAATCCAAGCATTTCCGTTCTAAACTCGGCTTCTTTACGTCAAATGAAAACTTGAGGGTTTATTTTATAGCCTTTTTTTTGAGGCATTCTTTATAATAACATTATATTTTAAAAATATCAATATAATTTACAACGTATCAGGATGAATAATTTTCATATACGTCGTCTGTCCTGTAGCGTAAATGGGTTCAATTTCTATATATCCGTGGTCTAATATAAGTTGATGTTTATTATCCTCTTTACGTTGTGAAAACAATGCTATGAAAGACTTTCCACCTGTTCCACCAATAATATAATTTTCTATATGGTCTTTATTCATTCCTGCGTTCCATACAAAACCTTGCTTGTGTAGGTTTTTAAGTGGTTCTTTTTTATTATAGTTTCCATCGTGAAAGATAAAGCATTTCATTTTATTTTTTTGGCTTATTTTAGACGCATCTTTATAACCTGTTATATTATATTTTTCAACAAAATTGTTTCTATTCTCTATAATGGTATGTTCTACATTATGCTTATGTCTCCCCCAATAACAGTTTGCGAATATTAATGGATATTTTGTGAATGAATAGTATTGTGGTACATTATCGTGTATAGACATCTTTTGATATATATATATATTTAATAGATGTCAATTTTTTATATATAATTTTAGAATATTCTATATATTTTTGCCCTAACGGATAATAAGGTTTTCTTCTTTATTTCTTTTGGGCTTCGCAAGTGCACCAAAATGTCATTCTCTCTTCCCTATAGTATAAAATTAAAGTGATTTACCAAAATGGTGCACTTTCTTTAAAGCAAAAACAAGGTATTTTTGAATACGAAAGGGCGAAAGCCAATAATAATATTTATTATATGTCAGTAGCAAATATATTGGAAATTGAATATATTTATTTAGAGTACATAATGAATTAGAATTATAATTTTTAACAATATCTATAATAATTTCAAAAAAAATAAATTATGTACTCGTTTCGTTATAAGTAAATACAAGCAAGTTTTTTACTGGCTTTAACTGGTATCTCATAATAATATTTAACAGTTTTTTCTAACATATTGAAGGTTAGTTTCTAAATTATGACACATAGCGTTTGCGAAGCGTTTATTTTCTTCTAATGAAAGATTTAATGAATTATTATATGTACTACAACTAATTCTCAAATCATTAAGAGATAAATGAGTATTATATATGGTAGTAAAAACTTTACTCAAAAGTTTTCCAAAAGATAAATTAGAAATCGGTATGGTTTTATCAGCATTAGTAGTAAATAAAGGAGACCCAATAATAATATCAAAATCAAAACAATATTTATCTATCAATATTTTTAATGATGCAGGGATAGAAACAATATTTTTTCCAAAGGACTTGAAAGTCTTATATTGATTAAAAACCAAGGTATATCCATCTTTATCTATAATTAAATAGTTAGTATCATTTAACTCATCAATATTAGTATTATTTGTAAGAATAACACTCGCCATTTCAAGACGTCTGGTAGTTATCAATGTATATAAGCCAAATATAAGTTTTGATTTGCTATTGTTAAAATTAGTATTGTCTGCTAACATTTCATCAATTTTAATAGGATTATAATTGATTATTTTGTTATTATCTATGATAATATTTTTATCTCTAATGTTATTGTAATTAGCAATACATTGTTTATTTAAAGAACTTAATTTTTGATAAGCATCTTTATATTTATTGATATACGATGAAAGGATAATATACGGCATTAAATTATTTTTAAGACTATTTGAATTAATGTAAGTTTGCTTAAGATAAATAATGAACTCGTCTATATTTTTTTTAGTGATATAATTAATATTTTTAACAATATATGTCTCATCTTTTTTAGTATAATTTCCATTAAATAATCGGGTAATAATGTCAATATCTAAATGGTTTTCAGTATAATTATTATGAACTTTTGTTATAATTTTGACGTAATTTAATGCGTTATTAACGCCTTTGGGTGTATTATTTGTAATAAATGAAGGAATACTTGGTATATCAGGAATAATTTCATTATTATCAGTATCTTGTGGTAATTTATATATGGTAGTTTTAACAATGGGTAATATTCCAGCGATTTCATTTGCTTTTTCAACAATTTCTTTATTTTTATAGTAATATTTTTTCATATATTCTGCTTGTGTTTTATTATAAGCAATAACATCCTTTTCCTTGTACCTTTTATTTGATGCTCGTTTATTTGCTAAATATCTTTCACGTTTAGCAAGAATTATTGCGGATTGTTCTTTCGTCATATCCATACTATTATAACTTCTATATCTACTATATAATTATCTTTTATATCAATTTTTTAATATTCCGCCTACTTTAAGAACATTAAGAACATCTATAAATAAGTAATATGTCTCTTACTACTATTATATCTATTATATCTCTTATATCTCTATTATTACTACCTACGCCTATTAGGCACTTAA